TCCTGGTTGAGTGCCCGTCACATTCGACGAGAACTTCATCCCAACGGGATTAAGTAATTCTGCGTTTATTGCGTCAAGAGGTACCAAACCATCGTCACCTTCCGCGATGACGCGCAATGGTAATCCTAAAATCTCTGCACAATATGCAACATTCGTGATGTTTGCGACACCGTTCCCAAATGATGTCCAAAAATCTCCTGAACACCTGGTAAATATCGCGTATTCACTACCCTTTTGTCTTAGAACACGTTTTGAATACACGTGACGGCGAAATGCACTTAACACTCGGTATAAACCAGACCGTTTCAGTGCTCGCTCAATCGCGTAATTTTCTACCTTACGTAGTTCTTCGCCAAGACTCGACTCAAAAGCTGACATATCTGTTACCATATGGGGCTTCCTACACGCTGCGGCCACTTTGGCGCGTACTTCGTCTGGTTCTAGTCCTTTTATTTGATATTCTGACAAAGGCCCATCATACACACAATGCAAAACTTCGACAACTTGGATTAGTTCCATCTGCATTAGAGGAGACATAACCATGATGTTTCGAGGTTTCATCTTGGGCTTATTGTTCACTATTTTTATGTTGGACTCGAACTTAGAAAACACGCCGTGAGAGCGGTAACGAGCACGAGCGCGTGCTGACATCTCTCCGCGCGAGTATTTCAGGTAATCATCTACCGTAGATTCTATCCAAGCAGCTGACTTTTTACCGTGATATACGCGTCTGAAAGTGTCTATGTTATCTTGTATGAAATCACCAGTCTTTACTGGTAAATCTAAGATAGTACCATCTACGCATCTCTTCATCAATCTCTTACCCGCTCTCACCCAATTCTTCATTGCGTCGACATCGTTCCCAGACAAGTCTTTCGTCATTGCTCGACTAACATGACCAGCTAAAATCGTGCTGTCGTCTGTAACCGAGATCATTCCTGGACCTACTGGGCCGATATTGGTCTTCAATGTCCCAATTGGTGCGACCGCTACCGGCACTCCCACTTTCACTTCGTCTTTATCGCGTAATCGCATTACGTGATTCGCTCTACCCCCACGCAGACCGTCTACCTGATTTAACAAGATCACTTCCGGATCAGGTATAACTGATTGGTTGCCTGGTGTGTTGTATGCAACCAAACCGTCATCAGGTGTGTGATAAAATGGATCACGTGACAAAGACTCCAAATAGTGTCTGCAGAACTTTGCTGTGCCACTAATGAGTCCCAAAGTGGACGCATCCATGTTTAACTCGCGAAGGGTGGCGAGCGTACTCAGTGCTAAAGCGGGATCTCTCCCCTCTGCCACGAGCGTTTCCATTTCCTTCATGATATGTTTAGCCCTTTGTTCCATGAAGGTGTAAACCGTGCTGGTACCAGTCAGAGGGATGAGCAAAAACCGAAGTTTAGTGTGTACTGTCACGCGACGATAAGTCTCGTTAAAGACTAAAGGGTCACGACGATCTACTACTGTACGACGGTCATCATCTGACTTGTCTGTGAACGATTCACTGTAACGCTGGCCTACTTCCCATCGGAGAGATAACAGGACCGCGACGATCGACCACCACAAACTAATTGCGGGAGCGTCAAGCGGTCGGGAAGATAGGCGCATCATGACTATGTAATGCACGCATTCGATCCAACCAGCAAGAAGATACACCAAGAATATGACCACTATGGAACGCCACTTATACTGAAGTATGTCATAGCCGAAAATATTCTTTAAGACTATTTCATTATTAAGATTTAGTGGAGTATGTGCGGTCACTCGTGCGTGGTCAGAAATACCTAAACGGTAATGTCCGACACAATCAGCATCGCCGTGTATATCACGGTCTGGTGTATCGAATATCAAAACAACCCACCTCCATTCTGGGCAATTTTCAAAACGGAAAATAGGGGCATGATGTTCATTTACGATTAGCAGGTTGCTGCCGCGATGAGATGCGTAGCCAGCCAGGAAGCTAGGTGTCCCGACGATATCCCAAGGCGTTTGCGAATTCAAAGTCATTTTGTGATAACTCTTAAGGTCTGGTTCAATGCGGTGCGCCACATCTATACAAACCAATCCGCAAAATGGAGCACCAAAGCAATCAAAATATCTTGTTGGGGGCTCGTTCTTACACATCAGTGTTTCCACGTTTGGTGGTTTAGAGCAAACAAAAGGTGTCAATGATGGACTGCCACAATCCTCTTGAATTTCTTCAACCGGCTGCGACTTCATCATGATACAGTTACCTTTCGCTTTTGGAGGAAGAATATCCCGCTTGACTTTACTCTTTCCCCCTGTCCCGCGATTATTCAGGACTGCTCGTCTATACCCACCAGCTCCAGTAATGTGAAAGGCGTTACGTGCGAGCTTGCGTTCATAAAAAGAACGCATCGCAGCGTTGATCTTATCGGAAGGAATGCCATACATCTTGACTCTAATCCCATTCAATTTGCGGTATCTGTCTACGACTTGATAACCGTAAAGTTTGATGAGTTTCTTCCAAGTTGCTACATTCTCCATTTCCAGTATCCGATCTTTCAATTCCCTATTGGTTGTCGGATTCTTCCAAAACCGATGTAGGAAATCGCGTACTACCATTTCACGGAGTTCTATTTCTGAATCTCTGAAGTGTTCAAACCCATATTGGACTAATAATCTGCCTAGGAAATGCGTCACGAATTCACGCACCAAGTCCGTACGGGCAGGGAAGTCCATCGCGACACTCTCGACCGCAGAACCTGCGTCTTCTATGTCGTGATAAATTCGGGGTCGACGTGGTTTAGGTGTGCCTTTGCGTAGTGCAATCGCGGCGGCAACCTTCATACCACTGTTGATACGTTTGCGAAGAGTTAACAAACTCTTGTAACGTACCCCGAAATGGGCTGCAGAAGCGGGATTGACACGATGTTTTGGCATCGGTGTCATTTCGCGTGCGACAATCTCTTGAGAATGCACTCGCACTCTCTTGATCTTTGTCTTCTTAACCCCGGCGCTGGCCAAGTTGCCAGTTTGGTGATAAAGCTTAACAGCTCGTTTTACACCAAACTTATCGCCTTTAGCCATTATGGATCACCGGGTAGCATCTCGAAAGATGCGCTCGTATGAGCTAACCGAATTTATAGCGGTAAATTCGTAAAACCTCCTAACTGTCCTGCCGAGACTAATTGACAAGCGGATTCAACTGCGAGATCGTCACACTCATACTAATGCCATTGGCCAAGTTTGAGCATGCGACAGTGATCGAATTCGCAGTGCCGCCTGGAGACCGTTCTTTCACATCAATGATAGCAGTGAGGAAGTTGTGGGAACTTGCGTTGGTTTCAGTCGTTTGATACCACGTGCCATTAAGCAACGGTACTGTAGTGACATTACCAGCAATCGTGGGTGCAGCCATCGAATCCGTAGCGCTAGAAGAATCAACGTTATACGTGATTTGTAGGCGTCCTACGAAATTATCTGGAAGGACAATGTTACCAGACTCTACGAGTACTGCTCCTAAAGAATTTCCTACACGTGCGATAACGTTAGCAACCGTGCCAAAAGGTTTCGCAGTGGCGAAACCCGTGGAATTTGTGTAACTGTCTTGCAAAATCCCCTTTCCTAATGCCGTGAAAAGCTTAGGCTTACCGAGAATGACTTCGTATTCTACATACAAATGCCCGATAAGTGTACCTGCAGGGTAATCAGTGGCGGAGATGTCTGATGTGGCGACCTGGAGCAAGCCGATATCGTAAGTTTTGATATCTTGGCCAGCTGGTACAGTGCCTGTACGGACATACTCGATTTCCATGTTACCCGACTTACTATCATCACACTCTACGCCGAAGAGAGCTTCATCGCAGATGCGCGCTTCCAGCGCACTCTCATACTCAACCATCTCCTTAAAAGTATTAAACTTTTGAGCTCCTGCGTTGTAATTGCATGCGAACACTACCGATCCCATCGAACCGGACTGTGAGGCCCTAGAAATGACGGGTTTGTAATGAAATACAAGGTGGCGCATACTGTACTCATCATAGTTAGAAGCGAGCTGTGACAGCCAGCTAAAAACTCCTGACAAACCAGGATTGATGGAGAGTGAGGTGTTGGTAAAAGCGGCTGGAATTGCCGGAGACTTAACCGCCATCACATACTCACGTCGCGATATGGAGACCCTTCCGGTTTCATCGCGAACTTTATTTGTGTTGTGACGGCGTGCCGTGTACTCCTTAAACAGTGAGTTGACTGAAGGTTGTTCTTGTGGAACCAACCCATAGTCTCCTCGACCGTACGCATACTCCCCGCGGCCGTAAGCGCCTGATCCAGCCGCGATGCCGGCTTTCAACGCCTGACTGATCAGCTCTTTAGCCTGCTTACCAACGTGTGCTTGTTTTGCACCCTGGATAGCGACGTGTTTCGCCTTTTGCGAAAGCTTCTTCAACTGTTTCTGTTGTTTTCGTGTCATTATGCTTCAAAAAGGTCTCGTATTAACGAGAGCCCCCTGAGGCAGGAAATGCCTAAGTAGTCTTTGAACCACCAAAAC